TCGACCTGGCGCTGATCAGCCAGAGCTGGTCGCTTTATCTCGATCGCTGGCCGGATACGCCTTTCGTGGAGCTGCCGCTGGCGCCCTTGATCAGCGTCGACGCGGTGCGGCTGTATGGGCCGACCGGCAGCCACGCGACGCTCGATCCCGGGCTGTTCATCGTCGATAGCGCCTCGCGCCGGCCGCGGCTCGCGCTCCATCAGGGCCAGAGCTGGCCGTTGCCGGGGCGCAGCGTCAACGGCATCGAGGTCGCCTTCACTGCCGGCTACGGCGACGCGGAAGAGGATGTTCCGGCTCCGGTCCGCCTGGCCGTCAAGATGCTCGTGGCGCATTGGTATGAAGCGCGCGAGCCGGTGCTGCTCGGTGAACAGGCCGATCCGGTTCCGGCGACCGTCGCCAGCCTGATCGCGCCCTATCGGAGCGTTCGCTTGTGAGCCCGCGCATCGGCCGCTTGCGCCACCGCCTCACCATCGAGCGGGAAGCCCGGAGCGCGGATGATGCCGGCGGCGGTGCCGTGGTCTGGGAAGAGCTGGGCGAGGTCTGGGGCGCCGTCGAGACGGCAGCCGGCCTGGAACGTTTCGCCGCCGGCCGCGTCACCGGCGAGGCTGCCTGCCTGATCACCATCCGGCACCGCGCCGACATCGCCCCGGCCATGCGTTTCCGCCGCGGCTCGGAGATCTTTCACATTCTCTCCACGCTGGATCGTGACGGCCGGCGCCGTTTTCTGACCTGCCAATGCGAGCAACGCGACCTATGACAATCAGCGCTCATATCGACGGCTTCGGCGCTTTCAACCGGGCCTTATCGGACATCGCATCCTCCGCTGAGTTGCGAGAGGCGATCAAGGCGGCGAGCGATGGCGTCCACGATGCCGTCATCGCGCGGCTTCACGATGGCCGCACGCCCGACAGCGCCAGCGGCGCGCTGGCGGCGTCGCTCACGGTCGAGCCTGCCGACGACGGCATGAGCGCCACGATCGGCACCCCGCTCGACTATGGCTGGCAGCTCGAATTCGGCAGCCTTTCACATCCGGCGACGCCCTGGCTCGAGCCGGCGTTCCACGAGGCGCAGCCCGGCATTCTCGCGCGGCTGAGAGACTGGCTCGGCAAACGATCCGCAGGCTGATCGCCTCGCCGTACGGCTCGGAGCGGGTTTTGCAGCGGCACAGTCCAAGCGCAGACATTTTGTGCGCCCCGAAAAGCCCCCTCACCCGGCGCTTCGCGCCGCCCTCTCCCGCGAGGGGAGAGGGCTGACTCGCAGCGATCTCCGCTTTTTTGCCCTCCCCCCGCGGGAGAGGGCGGGCGCCGGAGGCGACCGGGTGAGGGGGCTTTCACACCCATGGGCCTGTGATTTACGTCTGACGGTCACGAATTTCCGTTCATGCCTTCCCAAACTCGCCAAGGAGCCGCTCATGGTCAATCCCGGCTGGGATCTGCAGAAAGCCACTTATGCGGCGCTCGCGGCCGACACATCGCTGACCGGTCTGATCGGCAACGACGCGATCTACGATCACGTGCCGCAGGACGCCGCTTTCCCCTATATCGTCATCGACGAGGCGCGGCTGACGGACTGGAGCACCGGCACCGAGCCCGGCTCCGAGCATCTGCTGACGCTGCATGTCTGGTCGCGTTACCGGGGCAAGCGCGAGACCTATCAGATCGCCGACGCCATCCGCGCCGCGCTCGACGAGGCCGAGCTGCCTCTCGAGGACAACCGACTGATCAATCTCAGGCACCAGTTTTCCGACCTGCGGCGCGATCCCGACGGCGAGATCTATCACGGCGTCATGCGCTTCCGCGCCGTGACCGAGCCGCTGATTTAGTTGCGCATCGTCATTGGGAGTCAGCACGGCCTTGGGCCGACCCCCTCTGAATGAAGACAAGCCTCTCCGCCGTCATTGCGAGGAGCGTGGCGACGAAACAATCCACCCGCACGGCAACCCGTGCCGGCAGGTGGATTGCCGCGCGTCCTGGGGACTCTCGCAATGACGAGCCGGGCGGTCTCCCGCATGGCATCCAGCACACCGAGGAACGATCAAAGATGACAGCCCAACGCGGCAAAGACCTCTTGCTCAAAGTCGACACTGACGGCGCCGGCAGCTTTTCGACCGTGGCCGGACTGCGCACCCGCAGCCTCGCCTTCAACGCCGCGACCGTCGATATCACCCACGCGGAGTCGACGGACGAATGGCGGGAGCTGCTCGCCGGCGCCGGGGTGAAGACCGCGCGGCTCGCGGGCAGCGGCATTTTCAAGGACGCCGCCTCCGACGAGACGGTGCGCAGCGCTTTCTTCGCCGGCGCCATTCGCGACTGGCAGGTCGCGATCCCCGATTTCGGCACCGTCGAAGGCGCGTTCCAGATCACCGCCCTCGAATATTCCGGCGGTCACGACAACGAGCTGACCTTCGAGATCGCGCTGGAGTCGGCCGGGGCGCTGAGCTTCACAGCGGCGTAAGCCGTAGGATGGGTAGAGCGCAGCGAAACCCATCTCGATGATGCCGGTGGGTATCGCTTCGCTCCACCCGCCCTACGTTTCCTCGTATTAATGAGGCCCATCATGGTCAACCGCCATCGCGGCGAAGTCGAAGCCGTGCTCGACGGCAAGCCGTACACGCTCTGCCTGACGCTCGGCGCGCTCGCCGAGCTCGAGGATGCGTTCGGCGCCGACGACATGCTCGCCCTCGCCGAGCGCTTCGAGGCCGGGCGCCTCAGCGCGCGCGACGCGATCCGCGTCATCGCGGCGGGCTTGCGCGGCGGCGGCAGCGCGATCGAGGAGACCCGCATCGCCGAGATGCGGGCCGATGGCGGCGCCGCCGGCTTCGTCGATATCGTGGCGCGGCTCCTGACCGCGACGTTCGGTATCGGCGAAGCCGCCCAGCCAGCGGAGGGTTCGGCGCCGGGAAAGCTGCCGCGGGCGGCCCGCGATCCGCTCTGACGCCATTTCCATGGGACGATGCGATTGCGGCCGGGCTCGGCCTCCTGCGCCTGCCGCCCGCCGCATTCTGGTCGATGACGCCACGGGAGCTGGCGCTCGCTCTGCGTGGAGCGTCGGGCCTCGCTGCATCTGCCGCGCCGCTTGCGCGCGCGGATCTCGCCACCCTGATGCAGCGGTTCCCGGACGATCCGTACCGCTAAACCGTTTGCGGCTTCGAGGATACCATCCGCATGACCGAAACAGTCGCCAGCCTGTCCGTGCGCATCGGCGCCGATACCTCCGATGCGCGGGCGAAGCTGAAGGAATTGGAGCGCCTCGGCGGTTCCTTCGGCCGAACCATCAACAACGCGTTCGCCGACGCCGTGTTCTCCGGCGAGAGCTTTGGCCAGACGCTGCGTTCGCTCGCCCTCGACCTCTCGCGCCTCGCTCTGCGCTCGGCCGTCCAGCCTTTCACCAGCGCCCTCGGCGACGGGCTCGCCGGCGTCTTTGCGGGCCTGACGCCATTCGCCAAAGGCGGCGTCATCGGCGCGCCGATGCCAAAACCCTTCGCGGCGGGTGGCGTCATCGCCTCGCCGGTGACGTTTCCGCTCGGCAGCGGCCGAACGGGCCTTGCCGGTGAGGCCGGCCCCGAAGCGATCATGCCGCTGGCGCGCGGCGCGGACGGCCGGCTCGGCGTGCGCACCAATGGCGGGCAGGGCGGGGGCGTAACGGTCACCATGAACATCAGTACGCCGGACGCGGACAGCTTCCGCCGCTCCGAAACCCAGATCGGCGCAATGCTCGCGCGCGCGGTGGGTCGCGGGCAGCGTAATCTCTGACACGGGAGCCGACCCATGGCATTCCACGAAATCCGCTTCCCGACCGCGATCTCCTTCGGCGCGACCGGCGGCCCGGAGCGGCGCACCGATGTCGTCGTGCTCGGGTCGGGCCATGAGGAGCGCAACCAGCGCTGGGCCGACAGCCGCCGACGCTACGAAGCCGGCTACGGCGTGAAGTCGCTCGACGACCTCGCGGCGGTGATTGCTTTTTTCGAGGAACGGCGCGGACGCCTGCACGGCTTCCGCTGGAAAGATCACGCCGATTTCAGGAGCTGCGCCGCGAGCGCGAGTCCATCGTCCACGGATCAATCGCTCGGAACGGGGGACGGCGTGACGACGGCATTCCAGCTCGTGAAGCGCTATGGCGCAAGTTTCGCGCCCTGGATGCGGGAGATCACGAAGCCAGTGGAAGGCACGCTCCTGGTTGGCGTAGACGGAGCGACTAAGACCGAGGGCGTCGATTTCCTCTGCGACTACGCGGCGGGTCTCGTGACTTTCGAGGCGGGTGCGATCCCCTCAATCGGCGCCACGGTCACCGCAGGCTTCGAATTCGACGTCCCCGTCCGCTTCGACACCGACCGCCTGGAGATCAGCCTCGAAGGCTTCCGCCACGGCTCGATCCCGAGCATTCCGGTGGTGGAGATCCACGTATAAATGTGGCCCCGCAAAGAAAGCCAATAGGCGCAGCATGAAAACCCTCCCTCCCGGCCTGCAGGCTCATCTCTCCTCCGGCGCGACCACCCTTGCCTGGTGTTGGCGGGTCATGCGCGCCGACGGCGCCGTCTACGGCTTCACCGACCACGACCGCGACATCAGCTTCGACGGCACTACCTTCGAGGCTGCGAGCGGTTTCACCGGCACCGACATCAGGCAATCGCTGGGCCTCTCGGTCGACAATCTCGATGTGACCGGTGCGCTGCAATCGGACCGGCTGAGCGAGGCCGATCTGGCGGCCGGGCTGTTCGACGATGCGCGCGTCGAGATCTGGCGCGTGAACTGGGCCGAGCCGGAGCAGCGAGTACTGATGATGAGCGGCTCGATCGGGGAGGTGCGGCGCGGCGAGACGGCGTTCACGGCCGAGCTTCGCAGCCTGGCGCATGAGCTCGGACAGGCGCGAGGCCGGAGCTATCAATATGCTTGCGACGCGACGCTCGGCGACGCGCGCTGCGGCGTCGATCTCGGCAATCCAGCCTATTCGGGAACCGGCGCCGTCATCGCGGCAAGCACGGCCTATCTCTTCACCGCAACCGGCCTCGATGCCTTCGCCGACGGCTGGTTCGCCGGCGGCCTGCTGAGCTGGACCGAGGGGGCGAATGCCGGCAGGGCCATGGAGGTCAAGCGCTTTGGCCAGACCGGCGCGCTTGCCGAGATCGAACTCTGGCGCTCGATGTCGAACGGCATTGCGCCTGGCGACGCCTTCACCATCACCGCCGGCTGCGACAAGACCTTTCCGACCTGCAGAGCGAAATTCGCCAACGGCATCAACTTCCGCGGTTTCCCGCACATTCCCGGCAACAAATATCTGCTCGCCTACCCGGCCCCCGGCGATCCCGGCAATGATGGCGCCAGCATGAACGGCTGAGCCGCTCCGTTCTCAACGCAAAGCAAGGACCACCCATGCCACCCGATATCGTCGCGCTGGCGCGCGCCTGGCTGGGCACGCCCTACCGTCATCAAGCCTCGCTCAAGGGCGTCGGCTGCGACTGTCTCGGGCTGGTGCGTGGCGTTTATGCCGAGGCCTGCGGCCGCTCGGCGGAGGAGCCGCCGCCCTACAGTCGCGATTGGGCCGAGGCGACCGGCTGCGAGACCATGATCGAGGCCGCCGCTCGCCATCTCACCCGCGTCGAGCCTGCTGATGCCCGTCCGGGCGACGTGCTGATCTTCCGCCTCCGCACCGGGGCCATGGCCAAGCACGCGGCGATCATGAGCTCCGCTCACGGAATGATTCACGCGGTCGAGGGCGCGCCGGTCTGCGAGGTCTGGCTCACACGCTGGTGGCGCCGCCGCATCGCCGCCGTTTTCCGCTTCCCCGATCTGGAGATCCGAAATGTCGAACCCGTTCAGCAACCATAATCGCGGCCTCAGCGCACCCGCCGCCCGCATCGTTCCGATCACGCCGGATGACGATGCCGATCTGCCCGAAGGCACCTGCCGCGCGCTGCTCGTCGGCACGGCGGGCGCGGTCGACCTCATCGACGCCAGCGGCGCCGAGCGCGCCGCCGTGCCGCTGCAGCAGGGCTTCAATCCGATCGGCGTGCAGCGCGTGAAGACCGGCGGCAGCGCGGCCAATCTCTGGGCGCTCTACTGATTATCGCCGCAGCCCGGCCGAGGCTTCATACGTCCTGAAAGGCAATCCCCATGGCAAGCTTCAACAAATTCAATGCCTTCGTGGAATATCTCGCGGAAGGCGTCTTCAATCTGCAGAACCACACGCTGAAGATCGCGCTGACCGATACCGCGCCGAGCGCGTCGAATTCGGTCTTCGCCGACCTGACCGAAATTTCGGCCGGCAATGGCTAATAGTGCGGGCGGCCTCGCCGTGACGGTCGCCTCCTCCGGCCAGAGCGGCGGCACCTACAAGCTGGTGCTCGACGACGTGACCGTGACCGCCTCTGGCGGCTCGATCGGGCCGTTCCGCTATTTCGTGCTCGTCGACGATACGCCCACTTCCCCCGCCGACCCGCTGATCGGCTGGTGGGATTACGGCTCCTCCGTCACCCTCGCCGACGGCGAAAGCATCACCGTCGATTTCGATGCAGGCACCGGCGTCCTGCAACTCGCTTGAGAATAAAGGACATCCCCGATGGGCCTCATTCGTCCAAGCGGCCCGTCCTGGGCCTATTGCTCCCACAACCTGCCTTCGACGCCGAGCCTGGCCTCGGTCGGCACGCAGGTGACCCCCGGCACCGGCAATGCGGACGGCGCAGCCGTTACCGCGCTCTCCGCGCTCGCACATGACGTCGAATATCTGAAGATCTGGATTGCCGGCGACGGCTCGGCGAGCGGTCTGAACACGGACATTCTCCTGAACGTGCTGATCGATCCCGCCGGCGGCACGAGCTGGTCGCCGCTGATCCCGTGGCTGATCGCCGGAACGCTCAGCGACTCGACGGCGTCCCTGTCGACGACGCCGGGCGGAGCTGGCCATTACGACTTTCCGCTGTGGATCCCGGCGGGCGCGTCGATCGGCCTGCAGGCGAGAGGCGCCGGCGCGACCACCATCGGGCTCAAGGTCGTGCTCCTGGCCTATGGCGGCAACGCGAACCCGGCCTCCTGGTGGTGCGGCCAGCGGGTCAAGGACATCGGCATCGTCAGCGCGTCCTCGACGGGTACGGCGCATCTGGCGGGGGCGAGCGGGTCCTATTCGAGCTGGGCCGATCTGGGCTCGCCTCTGGATGACGCCTGCGGCGCGCTGCAATTCGCGGCGGGCGGCGAAGGCGACGGCACCATGACGACCGGCAGCTATCAGTTCGAGCTGGGCGCGGGCGGCGAGCGGATCGGCGCGCCGATGTTCCGGCTAATCTCCTCCTCGGAAAACGGCTGGTGGGTGCCGACCGGCCCGATCTTCCGCAAATTGGCGGCCGGCACGCAGCTCCAGATCCGCGGCAAATGCAACGGCGCCGGCGGCGCAGGCACGGCCCCGCAGGATGTCGGCGTCGCGGCCTGGTCGGTTCATTAGAGGTTTGCCATGACCATTACGATTGAAGCCTTTACCGGCACGGAGACGGTCGGAACCACCGAATGGTCGATGACCACGGACAGCTCCGGCCCCGACGCCGAGACCACATCCGGCGTGTTTCAGCCGTTCCTCGATCTGAATGCCGTCGCGGCCGGCGACGTGTTTCGCTTCGCCGTCTACGAGAAATGCCGGACCGGCGACACGCAGCGGCTCATCTATACGAGCGAGTTCGCCGGTGTGCAGTCTGCGCCGATCTGGGCGGGTCCATCGCTGCTCCTCGGCGTCGGCTGGGACATGACGCTGAAAAAGATCTCCGGCACCGACCGCGCAATTAACTGGCGCATTTCGAAAGTCGCTTAGATGAGCTGGTCATATCAGCCGTTGCCTGCCGCTGCCGTCCAGCTTGGGGCAGGCGGAGGCGGGCCGACCTATACGCTTGCGGCAGGCGCGGGCAGTTTCACTCTCGGCGGCGAGGCTGCGGCGGCGATCGTCTCGCGCCGCGTTTCCTGCGGCGCAGGCAGCTTTACGGCGGCGGGACAGACCGTTCAATTCGGTGCGCCGGGCCGTGTCCTCTCTGTCGAGGGCGCAGCGCTCGCCGTTACCGGCGGCGACATCGCGCTTCCACGCGCCCGCAGGCTTTCCGCTGCTCACGGAGCATTCGGCCTGACCGGGTTCGCAGCCGGCGCTTCGACGCCGGGCGGCAAGCTGCGCGCGCTCAATCTCGGCCTCACACTCGGTCTT